GAACCGATACAGCCGTTAAGGCCGCTGGCGCCTTAGAGGATTACTCCTCCCGTTCTATCACATCTTGCGGGAGACGCTTTACTTTCTCCCATACTTGAATCTCTAACTGGAGCCTCTCCAGTTCGGTGGGCGTACAGGTTCTTAGCCGAGATTCAAGCGCCTTTACCCTGTTATCTATCTCTGAGCAAACTTGCTCCCAAAGGACTGAGGAATGTATCTCTTTAGCTTTCTCAATATCCAACTTGCACCCCTTCTTGTGAAATCTCATTAGGTTGAGGACCTCTTGGTTGACTCAATCCTGATGGACCTTCCCCTTCTTCCCCGGGAGGAACTCCCAATACTTCAAGTTTTATCTGGTCAGGAGAAGCGCCTTCAGCCATACGTTGGCGAACAATATCCTGTTGTTGAGGACTTAATCCTCCGGGTTTAACCATCGTAGGTTGTGGAGGATTCAATAGTTTTTGAATGTCCCTAAATCCCATCAACTCTGCAATACGTTTATTTATTTCAACACGGTTCACTGTTGGGTCATTTACTGTCAATTCCTTGAATCTAAGAATCTGACCAATCTGCATCTCTTTAGTGAGTGTTTCAGAAACACCGGTAGGTAAGAACTGGACCTTTGCCTGTATCATCTCCGGCCTGGCAAGCACTGGTTCCGAAGCTCCATTGTTGCTTGTTACCCTAATCCATTCAGGTATTATCATAAACTGCTGCAACATAGATAAGTACATTTGAGCCAAACTTGCAACAAGGTCGGTCTCCATCTTCCTGAGTACCGGTTTAAATCTTGCACCCGCTGCGTTCTGTAATAAACTAATTCCCATAGCGGTACGATGCTGACCTTCCTCCGTCGGCATAAGTTGAATTGTAGCTCCGGTAGATTCACGGAAATCCTGTTTAGCTATTTCTTCTTCTTTGTAAGAAGATGCGGTGACATCCGGTATATCCATCCAGCGAATTGACGTAGAGGTATCAGAGACTTTATGCCATTGACCCGGTTTCGATACCTGGAGTTTCTTGGTATTGATAAGTGTGTCGTTGCCATTATAGAATCCTTGCTTGTTGAGGACGAGGTCTACGTTATCTAATCTCTGGTTAACTATTTTATTTAAGCGCTCTTGAGTAGGTTTACCAATCTTTCCAATTCCCACACCGAACCAACAAGGATTGGGGTCTTCAAATAAAACAATTTTACAGAAAGGAGGATGTTGATGATTATAAGGATTGGGCATAGAACGAGCCAATACGGAACGATTGACTACGATAATCCAATGCGGGACTGCTTTCTTAGTTAACGGTTTTTCATCTTTAATATAAGTCTGGTCATACGGTCCCCAATAAGTAAGGATTTCATACTTCTCCTTATCCTTGAGTTCCATTTTATTACCCTTGTCATCAAGTATGATACTAGGTTCAGAAACAACCGACTTAGAATCTAAGGCAGCTTGTAAGTTCTCAAACTGGAATCTAGGATTTTCTGCTAATCTCTTAAGATACTCCGCATCGCAAAATTGTCTGCGGATAAGCGGAAGACCATCCTCCATTTTTAACTTGGCCGGATGAGGGAAGATTTCAAAGAAAGATACTGCCTTACAATCAGGGCGATTATGAATAACAGCCTGATATCTTTCATTTGTCATAGGGTCAATCTGCCATCCTCTTTCAACCAACCAAGAGGCCTCAACGTATCCGGTACCGAATAGAGTATTTTGAGTCATAGCACTCATAGACTCTACGGTGACATCAGATTGTCTAAACTTATGTTCAAGAAGACCCTTGATAACAATTCCCTGTTCAGGAGTGGCCGGAAGAAAGGTAAGGATTTCAAAAGGAGCATCATTAGGGAATAAAGCAGAGTGGAGTTTAGGAGTAACTGTCTGTTCCGCTTCCACCATCATAGGGATATGAACAGCATTTTGCCAATCAAAGAACCGCTTAGGTGCCTTATTGCACCAATAGTCGTAAATAGTCTTAGCCTCGTCAAAACGGTCTTTACAGGCCTTTTCGTAGCGTCCAAACTCATCTACGATATAATCTACTAATTTCTTTTCTTTATCTGTATTGTCCGGCATATTTCACCTTATAAGGCAAATCCTTATTGATTGGCCTTCCCGTTACTAAAGAGATTCCTGTGCGTTCTTGGGCTATCTTGGCCGCCTCTTTGGGCGGTTTGCCCTCTAAAAGTAATTTACGGTACTCTTGCTGTGCTGAATCACCCATCAATGCCTCATCTTCGCCAACGTTTGGGCTAATCGGGCTCTTTGTCCCAACTTTCCGCCCTTTTCCGCAGCTGCTGCAATCTTCTTTGCCGGGATTTTCTCTCCTGCCGGGACTCCCAGCTGTCTGTGAAGCGCTCCCGGTTTCTTGATTGCCCCTTTAATCCAGTTCCCACCGTCATTCTCCCGCGCTACGTGAGCCATCAGAAATTACCTGCCTTTCCTTCAATCAACGCGTGGTACGAACCCGCTTTCGGCTGCTGCGTTGGATATTTCGTATACTCACCCGCGTACTTGACTTCTTCTTCTTCTTGTTCCTGAATGATGTATCTCGGGCCCCAGTTATAAATGTAACGAAGGCAGTCCATAAAGTGGTCTGCTTTCTTCTTGACCTGCTCTTTGAGCTCATATTCCTCTTTATTGCGCCTAAAGTTATCCCAAATATAGTGCTGGAACTCGTAAATCGTCTGCGAGCACTCGCGGGATACACGCAGTTGAGGTACTTCAGTCTTTAGGAGGTTAGAATACCTGGGCTTAAGGGCAGCCCTGATTCTGCTTTTCCCCAACTGCGTGTCGCTGTTGGCTCTCTCACAATAAATACCGTACTTCATAAGTTCTTTTCGTATGTTCATTGAGGCGAAGGTCCCGGGGTCTTTGTCGTTATGAGGGTCAATTAGCCTCACCCGGGCTTTCTGTTCGCCTTCTTGAACATTGATTGCGTGAGCGATTTGCTCAATATCCATGTCTTTAAGCCACAATTCGTCATAAACCCAATGATTGTCGTTGTTATCCACAGCCATCCACAGAACTGCTGTGGGCATCCTCTCGTGAGGGTCTATGGCCATATACCGGCTCCAAGTCGGCTTAATCTGGGGCGGTTCACATATATGTATATTCGGATTGAACTCCTTATATACTAACCCCGTGAGATGTAGGAACCGCCCATGGAGTCGTGCTTCCTTTTCTTCTTCAGTAAGGTTAGCCTCGAACCCCCGGATTGCATCTTCACTTAGGTGCGGGTTATCTCTAATATCTGTCGTAAATATGGATATTCGCTTATTATCCGCAGTAGCATAGATATCATCATAAATCCAGGGTTGCGTGAGGGGTGTAAGCGTTAACCATGCCCGTCCTTTATAGTCTACCAAACCCCGGAGGGTCGCAATATACTTGTCTCTCGGTGGTGGTTCATCGAACCAAGCGATGTGGCCTTTCCACCCCTCAAAGCTATCTACACTCTGTTCATAGGTCAAGATGTCAAAGACCGAACCGTTCTTCATAATCCACTTGGTAGGGATTCCGGTGGCTGGTTGGCGTATCTTTTTAGCTACTAAACTGTTATCCAGCCATTCTTCTAAGAACGGTATTATAACTTCGCCAACGCCCTTCTGGTAATCTGTCGCTACTATCCGCCCTTTTACCGGATAGGCGTATCTCATTTCCTTCGGATACCAATCCGGATAAGCGCCGGTGATATGGAATAAGAACTCCATCCCACCACAAGTTGTCTTGCCAGACCGGTTTCCACCAAAAATAGCCCTAATTGAGCTAGTCGATTGATGGAATGGGGCCAGTTTCGGGTTCGGCTCGTAAAAGAGTATCCTCTGGCTCTTGCGCAGCTGTATCTCTTGCTCCAGAAGCCAAAGAGCTTTCTCCTGTTCCTCCCGAGGTAAGCCCTGAAACTCCTCGTCTGTCAACCGAACCTCGTCTAATTCCTTGAAGACGTTTCCACTCATTCGCTATATCCTCGGCCGCAAGGCCCTTAGTGTACGTAAAACTACCTATTTCAACGTTTGGCGTTGATTTAGCCAAAGCGTTGGCGATGGTAGTCATCATTGCGATTTCCTTAGTTCTGCCCTTCTTGAGCATAACAACGCCCAAATACTCGTTTATGTACTTTTGACAGAGTTTCTTATTCTTCTTGATTAAATCCTTAATTTCTTTATCGCGTTGTTTATCGAACTTTTGGAGGGTTTCGTAGAATAGTTTACCTGCGGCGTTCTTTTCTGCTTCCTTACCTTCAACTAATCCGTAAAGAGTGTCTGGTGATAACCCAACTTGCTGCGCTATCTGCTTATAAGAAAAAGAGCCCTCAACGATTAAGTCAAGAGCTCTCTGATATTTTGGCGAAAGTTTAGTTTGCATCAAGCGAATAGACAGTCGTCCTCCGTCGTAAACATCTGTTGTGTATTCGCTTAATACAAATATAGCACATTTTAGCGATTTGTCAAGTTATTTCTCATTTCCGAGGCCAAAAACGGTTTCGGGGGCGAGTATCCATCACGGGTG